CCGTTCCTTCGAAAGAGGTTTAAGAAATAAACGTCAGGAGAAGTCCCCCTGGCGTGCTGAGTTGCCACGCATATCCGAAAGGCCGTCACCCTCATACATACTGCTGCCAGCTCGCTCGGCATTGTCGCGCATCATATCTGCGACTTCTGCCAGTTTGCCCTCTTCGCGTTGCGGTGCATCGTGGTGCGCTTCCTGCATGAACTTCAAATAAAGGCTCATGGGCAGCTTGAACGCGAGCATCTCGTTAACGCCGATAAAGCCAGACCATTCTCCGGTCTTCACCGAGGCATACTCCATACCGGGAACCTCATGCGGCTTCACAGGCTCGTATCCAAGCTGCAAGCGCCGATGAATTGGATCGCGCGGGTTGGTTGTCGTGAGCCAGCATGCATGAAATCCAGGCATGTCAGGCAGATTGGGTAGTGCGTCGTTGAAAAGCTGCTGACGAAACATCTCAAGTCGGTCGTCTTCGCTTACTTCTCGGTTCTCAGTGATCTTTCGATCCTGCGAACGTCGCGTATCGCGGCGACCAACAACGTCAAAGTCCGACGCCTTCTTCAAACGGCTGTCTTCAGTAATATCTGTCACGTTGTCTCACTCCTGTTTTTAGCGAGCCGAACTTGCATCATACGACTGATACGCCTTGAGATAGCGTTGGCGGCTTTTGGGGTCATCCCATACACCGGCCTCAATCATAGCCTGCTTTCGTTCGGGTGTCACATAGATTTCGCGCTTTGTGCTGACGGGCGCATGTTCGCGTGTATTGCCAGTCGGCGGGGCTTTGCGTTTCGGCCTCGACGTGGCTACTTCGCTGCCGCCAATTGCCTCCGCAACGCGACTAGTTAGCTCTTCCCAATACTCGCGCTGCGCTGGGTTAAAGCCTTCTTTCGTAATTTCATTGTCGATGGCCTTGGTCAGCGCACTATCCCGATCTCCACCCTGCGGGTCGTACCATGCATTGGCGTCGAGCCACTGCTTGGCGTAGCCCGCGACCGCCGGATTGACTTGCGGCTGAGAAGATTGCTGGCGAGACTGCTCGTATTGCTGCTTGACGTAACTTAGCTGCTGCGCATCACCCATCGCCTGATCGCGCAGGCGCATCGCCGCGACCACATCGTCGCCGTTCCCAGCCTCGGTCGCCTTGGCAATGATGTGTTCCGCCTGGCGGATTTCGTTTTGCGTCTGCGCGATCCGCTGATCGATGTTCAAGACGTCATTGCTTGCCGACCGCCCCTCAATCGCCGCCAGCCTGCGCAGCATGTCGCCGTTCTGCTGCTCGAGCAGGACGATCTTGCGCTGTGCTGCGTCCTTGGCGCGGCGCTGCACATCGCGGCGCTTCTGCCGGCGCTTGCGGTTTGTGCCGGTGATGTCGTCCTCGCTGTCGTCCTCGCTCTGTGCAAGGCGAGCATCGCCATCTCCCGCGTCTCCCGCGTCGTCATCGCCATCGTCATCGTCGCCGTCCTCAACGTTGTCATCGGCTGCCGCTGACCTTGGCTGGGTCTCAACGGGGATCAAGTCTTCGTCGTCGTCTTCGTTCATTGTCTTGTCGCTCATAACCGGCTTCCTTTGTGTAGCCTTATCAACTAGATGAACGCCTTGATGGCCAGCGGATCGCCGGTCACCTTGCCCACCAAATCGAGGTCGTTGAAGATTACCAGCAGTGCCTCATCGTCGCCGCTGTCGGTTTTGACGGTCCATCGGTCGCCGCCGTACTTGGGTACGCGCACGAAGTCGCCCGGCTTGCACCAGCTGCCCTCGGGCCACGAAGCCATCGTCGTGCGGTTTTTAAACGCCAGTTCGCCCACGCCGATCACCTTGCCGATCTGCGTGTTCCACGCGTCCGTCTCGCGCGTTTCCGTGGTCAAGATAATCCCACCCCTGGTCTTCTGCCGTGGCGTCCGTATCTGCACGACCACGCGGCTCCCAAACGGGTGGATACCGGGATCACAAGGCGGGAAAGCCTCGTCAATCGTGCCGTAACCAAAGTCGATCTTGTTAGCTAGTTCCTGCATGTGCGCTCCTCTTTCCGCAGGGTTAAATTAAAACGTCTTTACGCTCCTTTTCGGACACCATATCAATCAGCGTCCTTTTGGCATGCTCGAGCCCTGCATAGATGCCGACCGCGCGACCGTAGTCAAACATATCTCGGCCAGACGGTCGCCCCAGCGCCTCGGTGGCCAGCCTTATCTGCTCGGCCTCCAGGCGTTGAAGCAGGCTCTCGATCTTCATGCGGGGGTTTTCTTGCCGCCGCTGACTTTGAACGTGGTGTCCAAGCCCATCTTCCGCAGCTTATGCATGTTGGTGTTGCTTTCGTTCATGCTCGCAGCCTTCTTGCCCTTTGCGGGCGATGCATCGCTTTTCATGTCTGCCTTCCTCTCATTGTTATGGGCTGGGGTTGATGCCCGTGCCGGTGCTGACGGCGAAACGCTCGCCGGTTGTAACCTCCATCTGCGCCAGCGCCATCGCGGTGGCGTTGTCGTCGGCGTTCATCTTCATCCGCGAGTTAATCTCGGCTAGTGTCCGCTGATCTTCCGCCTGCTGTCGCTGCGCCTCAATCTGCACCCGCGCCTGAATCTCTGCTGCCGACATCTGCGCGTCTTGCTGCATCTTTTGGGCGCTCTGCTGGAGCCTCTGTGCATCAACCTGTGCGTCAACCTGCGCCTGCTGCGCGTCGGCTTGGGCTTGCTGCGCGTTGGCTTGGGACTTGGCCTGCGCCGCCTGCGTCTGAAGCTGCAGCTTCTGCCCCTCGATGGCCATGNGCGGATCTTGCTGCGCTGGCTGGGCAAACTGCTGCATCACCTGCTGCGCCTGCTGGATAATCNCCGGAAGCNNCTGGAAAACCTGCGCCCCGTTCTGCAGCGCCGCCGTCGATGCCGTNGCCAGCATCTTGTCCANAGCCCGCTTGCCTTCGGTGTCCTCGTTGCTCATCGCGCGCATTGTATCGCCAAGGTCTNTGCCGCCAAGCGCGTCGGTCGATAGGTCAAAGACCGTGCTGGCATACCAAAGTGCGACGTGTTCGGTGATATGGCGCAGGATGGCAGGGATGAACGCCGGGGCGATTATCGGGTTCATCCCGAAATCGGGTTCATCAGATACGATACATGCGTCTCAAGATGTGCCAGGTGATCCTGCTCAGGGAACGCCGTGACGGGCCTGCCCAGCGTCGCGGCGACGTTTTCATTTACCGCGTTTTGCTCTTTTGGCTCGGCGGGCGGGTTAAGAAGGCTCTCGGCGTCGGGTATCTTGAGCGTTTGCAGCAGGCGCTCCTCAACTTTTCGCACGTTGTAGAGTTGCGGCATGGCGGCGGCGCGCTGGGCAATGGCTTGCACCTGCGCGTAACGCTGCGCCTCGCTGAAGATATTGGGGTCGCTGACCGGCACCACGTCGAGGACGCCGTCAAAGTCGGCGCGCCGCGCCAGCTCCTCGCCCGCCGACTTTTGCAGCTTCTCGTCGTCGAGATACAGGCCGTTGAGCCGGTCCAGAATGCGCAGCATTCGCCCCATCGCATCGTAAAGGCGGCTGTGGATCGCGGAGTAGACCACCGCGCCCTGCTCGAGCTTGGCAAGCGTCGTGCCAACCGGGGCGTTGGGGTTGTTGTCGGCGATGTCCTCCATCGACGTGCGGACGACACCCTTGCCCGCCTCAACCAGAAAACCCATCAGGCTGAACAGGACGGGCGACGGCTGATTGTAGGGCAGCGGCATCGCCAGCTTTCGCACGTCATCGACGTTGAGACCGCCCTCGATTTCCTTAACCTCGCCCGGCTGAATCTCGAGGGTCTGGCCCCCAGACGTACCGCCTTTCAACTTAAGCATAGTCTGGCTGTTGCTGATGTGGGCGCTGTCGAGCAGGGCGCGGAGCGCGCCGGTGGCGGCACCGCTCAGGCCACCGATCATCTGCGGCAGGCCGATGGGGTACGCGCCGCGCCACGGGATAAACGGAAACTCGACAAACCACATGGCCTCGTCGCGCGTCTCGTCGTCCTCGTCCCAGTTTCGATAGATCGACAGCACCTTTCCGGACGGCTTGTCGATGGTCAGGATATACGGTGACGGTCCCTCGCCGTCTTCGATCTCGGCGATGGTGTGGACTTCGTAGACGATCCGCAGCCCGTCCTCATTATAGCTGGTGCTGTCGCGGCCCTCAATGCGGTCATTGGCCTGCCCCGCAACCGACTGCTCAGGCTCAAGACCCGGCGGGGTCAAGTCAACTTCGCGATAAATGCCATCACGAACGCGCATCTCATAGTCTAACTGGGTCAAATACTGAACGTGCGTTTTGCGCTGCGCTGTGTAAAAGTTAGTCGCCGCGTACGGCAGATACATGTCATCGAGCGCGACGAAAAGAAACGTCGGCCTGTTATGCGGCTCGTCCCACCCAAGCTTCATATACTGAACGCCAGCCAGCGGCACCTGCGTCATTAGCTGCTCGAGTTCGGCACGCACTTCGGGGCATTGAACCGTCATTTGCCAATTAAGGAGGCTTGTCTTGCGCTCTGCCCGCCGCGTCTTTTCCTCTGTCGGCTTGCCGGTGATGTGCGTGCGCGCCGGTCCCCCGCTGGGGAATATTTCTTTCATGGCGCGCGCGGCAAAGTCCACGCACGCCTCAGTCAGCATCGGATGCACGACCCTAGACGCGCCGTTGAACGTGGCGCCGCCGGGCGCGTCATTGCCGAGGCCGGTGCGGCGCAGCCCCTCTTCGTACTGCTCGTCGCGTTTCTTGCGTGCGTCCTTGTCCTTGACGATCAGGTCGAGAAACCGCGTGGCGATGGTGCCAAGTTCGGTGTCAGACATGTCCTCGGCCAAATTGTCGTAGAACTCGCCCTCGCTTGGGCGCACACTATCCTCCATCGTGACCATGGCGCCGCCGTCATCGGTGTCGGTGACGCCGCCAAAATCATCGTCCTCAAGTTCGGCGAACTCGCCTTCGAGCAGGGCGTCTTCGTCGTCTATGTCATCCGGGTCCATTTTTTGCCTTACTGGCTATACGGGTTGATGACGACCTTGGGCGGAAGTCTGACGGCTTCTTCAATCTTCTTGGACTTTAGCACAGAAACGAGATTTTTATCAATACACAGCCGCATGACCTGTGTCATGGCATCGACATAGTCGTCGTGCTTGACGCTGTTGGGTCCGGTGTATGCGCAGAGCTGGGCGAGCATTGGCTCCACCCATGTGCGGACGCGACCTGGGAACTTGTCGCTTTCGGGGAGCCAGACGCGCTTGCGTGCAAAAATGTGGCTGACCATGTGGAGGCGTGAGAGCTTGTCGGCGCGGCCCGGATTATACGCGTAGGCAAGGATGCCTTCTCGTTCGAGCATCTGCCGCAGCGAGATGCCGCTGCCCTTATCCTCAATGAGACACAAATCCGGCTTACGCCCCGACGTGACCGGCTTGCCGCTCCCAAACATCGGCTTGATCAGCGCGGTGTCGTGGTCGTCGCCGTAGGAAACATTTAGTTCCTTTTTCACGCGCCGGATGAGGTCTGGCATACCCATCTGCTCCGACCAGCAGTCCAGCACGATCAGGTGCGAGTTGCCTTCCTTGTCCCGGAATGACGCCATGACCACACACGCGGTGCTGTCGGGGTCGCTCTTTTTGCTGTCGTACGTCGCCTCGGTAAACGCGGTGTCGAGCGACAGGATGATGTAGTCGAGCGCGGGCAGTGGCTTCTTTGCGGGCCAGAGCCGGAAGTCGCTGCGCTTGACGATGCCGCTTTCCTCCGGGTCGATCAGCTCGCCGAGCAGTTCCTGCCGCCCAATCGCGGTCCCCTCAAATTGCGCAAGGTTGTCAAAAAACACTTTCGGGAGGTTGGCCTTGTTGTCGTACGTCGATCCGCGCACGATCAATCGATTGCTGCGTGGCAGGCTCAGTTTTCGTATCAGGTCTTTTGGCTTGGGCGTCGTCGTCCAGAGGATTTTCGGGCTTTTGCCGAGGCGCAGGCCCATCATAGCCATGTCCCATGTCTCTTCGTCATACTGCCAGGCCGCAACCTCGTCGCACCAGATGCGCGCGTTTTGCGGGCCGCGCAGCCGCTCGGGCTTCTCGGCGGTGAAACCCCTGATCATCGACACGCCGCCCGCGATGTTTCGCATGCGGATGAACAGATCGGACTTGTTGTACTCCACCAGCAGTCCGGCTGGCAGCACCGACAGGATGCCGCTCTCGCCCTCGAAACAGACAAACTTAACGTCTTGATATGTCGGGGCTATTACGCAGCTTTCAAAGCCGCTGGCGTCCTCGAAAACGCTGCGGGTGAGCCACTCCGCGCCGATCCGGGTGTTGTGTGTCGGCACCATCGCCGCCCCCGCCAGATACAGTCGGCTGGGGCTGTCAACGGTGATGCAGCGCACCTCCCGGCTAGCTACGGGCGTCACCGACACCAGCATGCGGTGGTCCGTGCGTATGCCCTGCCCGGCGACGGGGTTGAGCAAGTCACGCTTGCGCGGCAGGTCGAACGGGTTGTGCAGCCGCCCCCTCCACGTTACCCGGTAGCGCGGGCCGCAGTCCCTGCCGCCGAGACGCGCCCTATCCTGCGCCAGCACCGGGCGCTCGCCCAGCGACGCCGTTAACTCCACGACCGCCTGCGCCAGACGCTGCAGCGTCGAGCAGAACTCGACGCTGCTGGCGGACGCATGCCCGTCGCTGTCGCACAGCCCCCTGAGCAGCGCCAACCTCTGCGCCTCGGACGCCCGCAGATACGCGGCGGGGACGTGTTTGTTGCCGAGGACGTCCAGCGCCCGCAGCTTGCGGGTGAGACCCGGCACCGAGATCATTGAGTGGCCACGGTCGTGGCGCTGCCGGACGGTGGCACCGGGCAGGCGGCTCATGACGTAGGCGTCGTCGAAGTTGCCCGCGTGGCTCCCGGCGCACAGCTGACCGCCGCCGATGCAGCCGTTGCCCAGCCAGTAGCCGAGCAGCCACGGGTCTATCGGTAGGTCGGCGTCGGGCAGGCGCAGCGGAAACGCCAGCGGTATGCAGTGATTGGTGTCGCCGCGCGCGCTGTGCGTTGCGGTCGCGGCCAGCTGCGCGGTGTCTGACACCTCAGCGCCCGTATGCCCGGTGACGTTGCCCCAGCAGTCAAGCTGCGGCTGGCGCGCGGTTGCCCAGTCGGTCTGGATGCGGGAGACGCCGCGCCGCAGCATCTGCTTGCGCGCCCGGTGAGACAGCGTCGCCCACAGGTGATCGCCGTCCGCGACCAGCGTCGCGCCGTCGCTGAACTTCAGCAGGTACGTCGCCTCCGGGGTGTACGGGTCGTGCGCGGTGACGACGCGGCAGACGTGGCCGCGCTCGTCGAAGATGGCGTCGCCGTCATGCAGGTCGCCGTTACGTGTCCAGCCCAGCGGCGTCGGGATCGGCGTGTCGAGGCAGAGGCCTTTGCCGTACCCCCTGCCCGCCAGAATCCCGCACTCGCTCCAGTCACCGGCTGGTATCACCTGATCCTGTCGCGCGGTCGCCCGCCATCGCTGCTGCCAGTCGAGGTGTATACGCTGCTCGGGTGTGATGCTCGCCAGCGCCTTGGTCAGGTCAAAAGGTGCCGCTTCTGGCATCAGTTGGGGGCGCTGATCATCTCAACGTCATGCGACACTCCATACCATCGGAAAAACGCACCGTGCGCTCGATGCGCTGCGTCTCGTCACCCGCAGATAAGTCGGCGCAGAGTGCCAGCAGCACCGCGTCGGTGACGTCTTTTACGGGCAGCACTGCCGCCATGTAACGCTCGTGCGTGAGCCATATTGTGCCGTCCTGGGCGCGCGCCCGGATGCCGAAGTGGCGCGGGTTTAGCGCGACCTTCATCCGATGATTTTCTGCTGGCGGAGCGCCTCGGCCAGATGCAGGACGAGCGAGACGTTGTCCACCGCCGCATCGACGCGCAGTGTCTCGCCGGGCTTGTTGCCGACGTCCACACTCTGCCGATCTGCGTATCGCTGGCTCCATTTGCCGAGCAGCCGAATGCGCGTTTCGATGCGTACGCGGCGATCCTGCGGCTCGAGATCTCCGGCGTCGGCGATTTCAATGCACTGGTCGGCCATCGAGTCAAAGCCAAGCTCGCGCCGCGAATGACGCTGCTCGCCGCCTCCGGACAGTCGCGTATCCAGCGGCGCACGGTGCTTTCTGGCAGATTCATTTTGGTGCAGGTGGCGCGCAGTGATGTGCCGGACGACAGGCTGTCGCAAATAGCATTAAGCTGATTGTCGGTCAGCGCCATAGGTGTCCCCTGTCCATCGCCAACCACGCGGCGTCGTTACGAGGCTAACATAACACCGGCGCCTGGCGCATACAAGTGCGGCTAAAGTAGGCCGTGCATCCCCCCCAGATGTTTCGCGATCAAGCCCGAGGTGACGCGCTTAACGTCGTTCCGGGCCGCTTTGTATGGCATAGGATTCTGGCAGCACAAGCGGGTTACAGCGCNAGGCCGGCTTGTGCTGCCATCATGCGCAGCGCGACGCGTGCCGGACCTGTGATCCGGAACTTGCCGCCATCATTTTCCCAATGTCTAATAGTTCGGCGTCCGTCGCTGGCCAGTTCAAGCGCGGCGGCAAGGTGCGCCTGGGTCATGCCAAGGGCGAGGCGAATGGCCTTTACATCGGCGGGGGTCATGGCGTGGCCTCCATAAAAGCTGCAATTACTCCGCCGCGACTTGCGGGACGATTGCGTTGCCGAAGCCGCGCCATGCAGCCACTCGACCGGGTAGCCCATCAACCAGCAAGGATGTGCCGCGTTGGGAGCGCCGCGCTTTGCCGTCGTGGCAGGTGAGCCATTCGGCGTCGGTCCAGAAGGTGCCGTTGCGGCCATCTGTTTCGACAGATATTCCTGCGCTGAATAATCCATGTTCTTGTGGTCGCAAGCCATCGGCGTCCGCCATGTTGCGGCCATCTGGCGAGGAAGCTGATCGAGCCGGTTGCGCCCGTCCGGTCCCGTCGTCGCCA